TTTCGTAAACGTTTGTCTGGTATACGTAGAATAAACCGTAGCGAAATAATGAAATCGGAACCCATTAAACTTGCTAATAGAAAGCTTTTAGGATCTATGCAAATGTTTTTCTATGATCCAAAGCACAAAGACACATTACCATATTACGATGCCTTTCCTTTGGTTATTGTGATAGGACCAGCAAAGGATGGTTTTTTAGGATTGAACTTACACTATCTTCCTCCTGTACTCAGAGCAAAGTTTTTAGATGCTCTCATGGACGTAACAACAAATGAGAAGTACAATGAAAGTACACGTTTTGATATTACGTATGAAATGCTAAAGAGCGCAACAAAATTTAAATATTTTAAGCCATGTGTAAAACACTACTTGAATAAACATGTTAGAAGTCGTTTTGCAAGAATACCTGCGCCTGAATGGGAAATCGCAACGTTCTTACCAACTGCTGATTGGCAAAAAGCAAGTGGATCTACGGTGTACAAAGATTCTAGAAGGATGATTTAATGGCTACTAGTATTGATCAACTAAAAAGTCTCGTTGCTACAAAAGATGGTATAGCACGTTCAAATGTCTTTAGGATAAAGCTTCCATCAATTCCAGGTGCATCCTCAGAAGAAGTTAATCTTCTTTGTAAAGACGTTGTTCTACCAGGTAAACAAGTGGTCACAAATGAACGTAGAATTGGTATGCAGCTACAAAAAATTCCTTATGGATATGCTGTTACGGATGTGTCTATGACTTTTCACGTTTTAAATGATTATGGTATCAGAAAATACTTTGACACGTGGCAGTCCTTGGCAGTCAATCAAGATGATCAGACGGTTGGATACCTAAGAGGAAGAGATGGGTATGGTAAACAAATAGTGATAGAGCAACTTAAAAAAGGTATTGGATTACCTGTTTACTCGACTCCCATAGGACTACCTAAACTACCTTCTGAAATACAGAATAGATTACCAAAGTTTGGACCAATAGATTTGGCTCAAGGTCAGCTAGACCTGAATTACGTTACAAATGATGATGTAGTTTACTCTTGCACTCTATTTGATGCTTTTCCAACAACAATGAATGACATTCAATTTAACAATGACCCAGACGGTATTGTGGAATTGAATGTGCAAATGTCATATACCAAGTGGTCTCCAAACCCTGTAGAGGCATCTAATAACATAGATAAATTTATTAAAACTCAGATAGGAACAGCATTAGGAAGAATTGTTAATTAAAGGATGAAATGAAATGGCATTACCCAAATTAAATGATAAGCCAAAGTATGAACTTGTAATACCCTCAACACAACAAAAAGTCAGATTTAGACCATATCTCGTAAAAGAAGAAAAGGTTTTAATGATGGCAATGGAAAGCGAAGATCAAGTACAGATATTTGAAGCTATCGCAGATACTATCGTGGCTTGTGTTGATGAACCAATAGCTAAAACGACTTTGACTAGTTTTGACATTGAATACATGTTTGTAAAAATTAGAGCCAAGTCAGTAGGAGAAAATATAAAATTAAGTCCAAAATGCGATAAGTGTGAAACCAAAAATGAAATATCAATTCCTTTGGATGATGTCGTAATAAATGTTTCTAATGAAAATAATATTATTAAGTTGAATGACGAAGTAAGTATACAAATGAAATACCCTTCTTATATTGATATTGTAGATGAAGATATTTTGAATAGTGAATCTGTCACCAAACAAACTTTTAGTTTAATTTTAAAATGCATTGAGTATGTGATGACAGAGGAAGAAAACATGTTATTTAAAGACGAACCTTTAGAGTCCCAGATGGATTTCGTGGAGTCTTTAAATTCAAAACAATTTGAAATGATAGGAAAGTTTATTGAGGCCATGCCACAACTATCTCATGATGCATCGTATGTTTGTACTGACTGTAAAGAAAAAAATAATTTAGTTTTGAGAGGTATGACTGATTTTTTTTAGTGTCTCTTTCTCATGATAATTTGGTGAACTATTATCAGGTGAATTTTCAGTTAATACAAAATCATAATTATTCGCTTGATGATGTTGAAAATATGATGCCATGGGAAAGAGAGATTTACTTGTCTATGTTGATTGATCAGATAAAAGAACAAAAAAGAGAAGCTGAAAGGCAGAAGATGAGCAATGGCAGATAATTTTGATAAGGTTGTTAAAGCATTAGCTGAGAATAACAAAGCACAAGACGAAACAACTGATGCAGTTAACAAGCTGAATCAGACTATGGCTGATCATTTTACTTATCTTAAAAGACAAGAAAAGGATCAAGAGGAAGACCGTAGAGAAGCAGGCAAGGCAAGGAGACAAGCTCAGTCTGCCCCAAAAAGCGATAAAGGCACTAACAATGCAATGAAGCTTTTGGGCGTGGCAGGTATGATAACTGCACTATCTGGAATAGCAGGGACCATTGGAACCATTAGTGCTTTTGCAGTATCTTTTATAGCAGCAGGTGAAGGCTTAGGTGTATATGCAAAAGACTTAAAAGCATTCAATAAGGGAGTAAAGGCATTTTTCACTCCCCTTAAAAAAGTCACCGAAGCAATGGGTAAATTAAAGAGCGGTCTACTTAAAAGTCTAGGCATAATAGATGATGCTGTTAGTGGACCTGCTGGTGGACCTCCAGGCACTAAAAAGGCAACACTAGCGCAGTTGGCTCGTCAAAGATGGAGCAGATTTACGTTAAGACTTCTTAACTCATTAGGTATTGGTCCTGATGGTAAGGCAATTCAACTAAGGCAGAAAGACTATCCTAATTTACTAGGGAAGAAGTCTCCATTTGGACTTAGATTAGAAAAGGCTTTATCCAAATTTGATGAGCTATTTTCTAAACTTAGAAATTTTGGTAATGCAATAGCTGGTTATTTTAGTAGTGGTGGTGGTGGGCCAGCAGGACAAGGAGGAGCGCAAAGTAAAGGCGCTGCATTATTAGAAAAGTTAGCAAAGTTCAAACCACTTCGAATTGTTACTAGACTTCTTAGACCAATTGCCATTTTGTTCTCTGTATTTGATGGTATGCGTAATGCAGAAAAAGAAATGGCAGACAAAGAAGGATTCATCGAAAAGTATTTGGGTGGTGCTGTAGGTGGCTTCACGGCAGGCTTTCTTGGCTCATTCTTTGGTGAGTTCTTTAATCTCCTCAAGGATATTCCAATATTTTTAATAAAACAGATAGTCCCAAAAGATTGGTTAATAGAAAATGAGGATGGAAGTATTAAATTTGATACAACCAAAAACATCTTTACAAAAATATTAGGTGGCATAGAAACTTTGGATTTTAATAGGTTGATAACAGATGTGGTTCAAAAGCCATTTAATCTACTTGCCGAAACTCTACAGTTCATAACAGACATTTTTGGACTTGGTGGTGAAGATAAACAAAAAGCTGCACAGGCTAGATGGGATGAGTGGTGGAATAAAACAACTTGGGGGCAAAAGGGTTTAGATATTCTTAAAGTTATTACTAACATAGCATTCTCTCCAATTACATCCATCATATCTGAAATTGAAACTGCATTTATGGGTAAAGATGAAGATGAGGTTTATGGAGAAACTTTTGTTGATAAACTAACTAAATTTACTAAGTGGCTTGGTGAATGGCTTGATAGTCTAATTCCATCTAAAGAAGAAATCATGAGATCTATTGCAACACAAATTGGACCAGGTAGGATTGCTACCTTTTTAGGATTAGACAAATATTTTACAGATGAAGAAGCTCGTGCACCATTAGAAGCAGAACTTGAAAGATTACGTAAAATCTATCAAGTTAATTTAGACATGGATACTAAATATAGTAAAGAGCTTAATAAAGACGTTATAAAAGAAATGCAAGAAGTCGCAGAAGATCTTAACGAACTTAGAGAAAAACAAGGTCTTCCCCCAATTAATGTCTTTAATATAGATAACAGTACAAATAGTGTTTCTTCAGCAGTTCGAGAACAAGGCGGTATAAAAAATTTAGGTATAACACCTACAACATCTTATAACCTTGGTTATGATAGAAAATACGTTATGATGAGAGGTGTTGGATTTGTTCCAATGGGGGCAGGGGGATGATAGAACTCTACCACCCCCCACACTTAATTATGCTTCTGCTGCCAATTTAGCAAAATAGTTCATAGTATCATCTTCATCCATAGAGGACTCTGCTGTACTAATTTGTGGCTCAGGAACTGAAGCCATAGTAGGTGCGGAAGCTGAACGTCCTTCTGCACTAGGCATTTGGTTATCAAGATCTTCCTCTTGTTGACGAGTGCGTGGAGTAGATTCTCCCAACACGATAGCCAAACGATTCTTTAGTTCCTCATAAGATTTGTAGTTACTAGGATCTGACCACTCAGAGAAATTGTGTTGTTGATTATACACTTTCTCTTTTGCATCATCATCTTTAGCATACAATTCTGAAGGTGCCTTGAAGCTTGATGCATCATAGTTGGCATAGCCTTCTACGTTGCGAATCTTAATCACAAAGTCTGCACCTTCCCACATATCAAAAGGATTCATTGGTGCTTCATCAGGGAATTGAGGTTGAAGAGAGTCCATGATTTTATCAAAGATTTTTTTACCAAACCGATAGAGTTTGACTTGACCTTCATTTTCAGGGTTAGAAGGATCAGAGATAATCAGAACGTTTGCAATATGACGCAATTGACGCTTACGCTCACGCACAATACGTTTGGCTTCTTCAGAACCATCTTCGTTCCACAAACGTGAGTTTGCTTCTGCTAGAGGATCAGGCTTACCGATAGAAGTAAGTGATTTTTCAACGTACCACTGACCTGTTGGTCCCTTAAAGAAGTGATCCCAATAACGCACCCAAGGTGTGGTTGCTTCTGTATCACCTGGCAAGAAACGCACTACTGCATATCCGTTGCCCGCTTTGTCTCTTGTGGGTTGCCAAAACCGATCATCATTACGATTCTCTGTTTTTTGTTCATCGCTTGATGCTGCTGCTACAAGTGATGCTAGATCTGTACGATTACGTTTTAAATCTGCGAATGACATATTATTTCTCCGTATGTTAGTATATGTTATTGTATATTTGTGTTATCCACGTTTTGCATTATAAAGAAGTATTTATACATTGTCAAGCTTTTTATATATCCATGCAACAAGAACTTCTCTTTCCCCTTGTATAACAGGATTGATTTGATGAGGTGTAGTAGAAGAAAAGAAAATAGTTTCTCCCACTTCAAGAGAAATTTGATGTGGTGTATTTAAGTTATCCCAAATAACAAAGTCTCCACCTTTTAGATCATCAGACATTTTTATTATAGTAGACGTTGAAAAAATTCTTCCACTGCTATTATCGCTTGTCTTAATGTGATCAATGTGTTTTGTGAAGTGATCACCCTTACCATATTTTAAATAGTTATACTCTCCAACATAATAATCTTTAGGATTTAATGTTCCATCCCATATGTTTGTCATGTTTTCTAAAATACTATTCACTTCAGGGTAATCATTTCGATTAATTTTTTTCAGTGTAGTAGATCTTGTTTTCG